GGGCCATCATCAAGTGGTGTCTTGATTTGAAAATCAGGAGCAACAAATGCTTTTGCTATTGAACCGAATTGTGGTGGTAATGCGTATGCTCTTACTAAGTAATCTTCTCGTGTCACATTTCTATTCTGTGCACTAAAATAAGCTTTTGCGTTTTCTCTTACCTCTTCAATCTCTTCTTCAAACTTACCACCAACCGCAGGTCTCTCATTTATTACTGCGATGGATTGTTTGATTTCGTTAAACAACGCCGAATCTAATCCTATGCCTGTTGTTTCTATTTCAACCTCGGCTACTTGGTTTAGGTCACCTGCGATTACATTATCAATTACACCAAGACCAACTCTGTAAGTTACTGTTAGTTCTTGATTTGCAGGAGCGATTCCATATGTTTTACTATATAAAAAGTTTGATGGGTCTAATCCTTGATTTAGATTTCCATTTGCGTTATATAATGCAGAACCCACATTGTCTGGATTAGGAAGTAACTCTTCATCTGCGTTTGCAGATACGCCTGCACCAAACTGAACTATGATTTCACCCTCATCACTTATACGAGTTATATATCTTTTAGGAACTCTTTTTAGTTTTAGTAAAGCGGGTGTATCATTACTAAATGCAGAATATGTTAATGAGTAGTCTGCCGTATTTGGACTTTCTGTAAATACAGTATCTTGGCCAAGGTAATCTACCTTAGTCCAAGTTTCACCATCATCGTCTGTTATTTTGATTACATCAATTAACCCATCCTCATCTTGAAGTTTTATCTTGTCATAAATCTTTGGTGAATCAAATGTAAAAGTCTGAGTCTTTTCTTTACCACTTGTTGCCTGTACATATTTCTTTAAAAGATATTTTACAGGTAAGTTTGTACTATCATCTACTTGGTATACTGATATTTCAGTTGGGTCAAACGATGATGAGTAATTAAATCTAATTTTTTGATTTGTGCTAAACTCGATATCACCATTTGATTCTGCGATTATTTTTGCACCTTCTTTTATATTTAATGCGTATCTAAAATCTGGTCTTACATTTGCACCACTACCAATTGCTGGTACTAATTGGAATACTGCCATATTTGTTGTTGCGGGTACATTTAATTTTGGTTTGTATCCATACGCCTGTGATATTGCAAATATGTTTTTCTTTTCTTGTGCTTGTTCTAATATAGATTCTCTAAGTTGAACATCAGTATAATATGAAAGTACATCCCCAACATATGAAGATAGTTCCAACATCATCATACCTGGAGAGGACTCGTTAAAGTCGTTAAAAGTTTGAGGGAAATAAGTTTTTGTAAAGTCTACAAGATTCTGTCTTATAGAACCAAACTCTCTTCCTATTAACTTAACATCTTTTTTAATTTTATCTGCCATGTTGTATTACCCTATGCTATTGATAGACCACCTTGTTCATCTATCCCTACTATAATTATCTTGTTTGCTCCAGTTTCTCCTACTGAAAATGAAAATGAAAAGTTTACTCTGTTATTATCTGCTTCAGTATCAACTCTAATTTCTCTCATTTTAATGTAAGGTAACCAAAACTTAATATCTTTTTCAAGTCCACCTTTTAATCTTTCGATTAATTCGTCTGTTATATTTTCAAAAAGAAATGAAGGTAAGTCTGTTCCAAACAAAGGCTGAAAGGGTCTCTCACCCTTTCTTGTAAGTAATAAGTTTTTAAGATTCGATAATGCCTGTTCTTCTGTTGTCATCGTACTACGAAATATTGGAGCACCACCCAATGGGAATGGAATCCCAATTGCAGTATTCTTTTTTAAATCTAATGGATTTATTTTTTTCGTAGGTCTTGTAGCCATTATACTCTACCCTTCTTCTTGTTTATTGCTTTCATTAAACCTGAATAATCTTTTGTTAATGCGTTTCCTACACCAGAACTCATCACTGCGTTTACATCAACCGCTCTACCATCAGAATCTTTTGTTGGTATCATTGATTGTGGTGTTGGTGAACTACTGAGTCCCATCATAGATGACATAGTTGCTCTATCCATTCCTTGTGCATTATTTGCAGTCATAGTTCCACCACCCATTGTTGGCCAATGGTCAACTGTTTCATTTAATAGGTCTGAGAATTTCCCACCCTTAAATTTAACATTTGGCTTCTTAACCTTTTTTGTTGGTTGTGGTGTACTCATTTCTTGAATAATAGATTCACGAATAGCAAGTTTCTCTTTTGCCACCTGCTTCTTTACTTCTTCTTTTATTAACAATCGTATTGCTTTTACAAATTTATTAGTGTCCATAATAATAAATAGTTTTATTTTAATTAATTTTTCATTAAATTTAACTCTGTCGTTATTTTAGCGATTCTTGCTTTGATTCCAGTACATTGTCCTTTCAATGCACCACCTGCGGAAGCAAGTGGGGCATTTACTCCTACATATTTGTTAGGTGTTGTACTAATGTTTGGAATAGCTCCATTTGAAGCAAATCCACTAACCGCATTATTTAACGCATCGAGTTCGTTTTTAATTTCGTCTATTTGTGTAAACATATTATCCATCGCAGCTTTCCATGCTGGTGTTGATATATTCACATCTTCTGTTCCTGCCAATATAACTCTATCCTTTTTAGCATTTAATAATACTCGGTCAGAGTTAACCATAAATTGTGGGTCACCCCATAGGTTAGCAGGTGTTACTCCTAAAGAAAATGGATGTGCTTGACTTAAGGATATAGTTTGTTTGGATGTCATATATAATGAAGTATCATCCTCATCAACTTCCTCTATAACAAACTTATTCCAACCACTTGAATTTTGAGTATTTCTTAGTATTGTAATTGGTGATGTAGAGTCACCTTTCCAACTTGGTTTTTCAGTTGTCTTAGCACCAGCTGGAGTATATCCAAGTCTGATTGATTGTCCAAACCTTCCTTCAACTATCACATCACCACTAAATGGTTGTAGTGCGGATACACCACCCACCTCTTCAAATCCAAAATCAAATTGAAAAGGTTTAGTAGAACTTGCTTGTGGATTACCTGCAGATGCTTCTGCATATCCACCCGAGTCAGCTCCATCACCTTCAAGTGTTGTATATCCTGATGGTAATGCGTTATGATTTGTATTCCTTTGTAATGACAACGGAGTTACATAATACATTCGTGTTCTACTTGATAGTGCGTTGGAATCAGGACCTCTTTCATTAATAAGGTATACCATTTCCCCTGCAACGGGTACTCTTTTTATGTTGGTATCCAACGGCCATGCAATTTTTTCAACCTTAGTTCTACCTGATGCCATATTTACTTCAACCTTAATTGAGTAAAGTAAATCGGAATCAGAGTCTTGTAGTTTTACTTCTGTAACGAGACCTGTGGCCATTATACTTCTCCTGCTTCTTCTTTAGGTAGGTCTTTTTCAACCTCATCTATGGCGTCCATCAATTGTCTTTTCTCTTCATCAGACAACATATAGTTTCCACCATCGGTGTTATTATCTTTCATCATTCGTTGAACAATTGCTGCAAGTTTTATTAATGCGTCATCGTTCCTAACGGATATGTCGAGATATTCCTTTATTAAAGGAACAACTACTGAGGCATCATTTAGATTCTTGACCATTGGTTCAAGTTGTGCAATCAGTAGTTTTATTTGTCGGTCTTTCTTTTTCTGATTAGAATAAATGTCAGCCATTACATCTGAAAAAGATTTACCTTTAAAAATTTCATCGTCTTTGGTCATTGAATTCCTCGATTCTATGATTTATTTCTAAGTGTCCTTTTGATACAAAATCGATGTACAACTCTTTATATACATTTTTTAATTTACCAATTACTTTTGTAATATATTGGGTTTGAACACCAGTTCTCTCTCTAATAAGTATGTAAAGAGCCTTTTTGTTGTAAGAATATAAATCATGTCTTGTTCTAAATAGTTCTGTAACTGAGTCTGCTATTTTTTGTTCTCTATCTTTAGAAAACAGCTTGTATAGATTTGCGTCAACATATCTAACATAGAAATCAAAAAAGTCTGCTATTGATTCTTTTAACTCCTTATCGTAAACTTCGTTACCTATATTTCTTGAACTATCAATATACTTTACTTCGGTCTTTTGTTTCATTCTTTGATAGTTCTGATTATTCTCATTGAATAAATAGTTTCTTGCTACCACAGTAAAATAAGAAAACGCCCTACCATTAGCTCCATTAAATTTATGAATCTTTTGGTTTAGGAACGCAACAACATTAGCTTTGACATCATCATATGGGACATCGAAATAATATGTCTTATATGTGTGAATAACATTTTCAGCTAACTTGTCAAATGGATAGTGAATAAATCTATTGTAGATTTTATTCTTCATCTTATAGTCGTCTGAATTGTTGTATGCGTTAATAGCTATTTCAGTAATCTTCGTGAAATACCTTTTACTCCTTTTCCTTCGTTTCCTCGGCATAATAATTTTCAAGTTTTTCTATGATTGTATATAACTGCTTAAATACAAATCCAGTTTCATCATCATTTTCAAATGCTCCTTTAGTATCTAAGTCCTTCATCTTTTGCATTGAGTCGTCTATTTCCTTTGCAAAGTCAGATATAAATTTTTCCTGTTCTTCAACAATTTCTTCAGCAGCTTCATTCTTTCTCAGTAAATTCCAAGTAGTGAATGCAAATACTATTGTTGTTAAAGACAATATAATAATTGTTTGTACCATAATTTTAATCTTCTACGATATCTTTAAATGCATCAAATACTTTTTTAGTATCCTCAGTCGATGTCTTTGAGGTATTAAATGTATCTGATAATTTCCCTTTTGTAGATGGTCTTCCGTTTGGATTACGAGTTGACTTTACTGGTGCCATCTCTTTTTGCCATCTTTCATACTCATATCTAGCTGCATTGATATCTGCTTGATGCATGATATGAGGTAGAGGTGTTTTAAGGGTTTGGTCTTTATTGAAAGTAATATAATACTTTTTATTAGACTCGTCATACAACCCATCTGTAAGTTGTATTCCTATCCACTCCTCTTCACTACACTTAACTCCAAAATAGTTTAGAAGATAAAAACTTCTAAGACTATGGTCCATATAATTTAGGTTTGGATTTGTTTTGTAAATCTTACCTTGGTTTTTAACATGCCACTCGGAGTCGTTTTTAATATAGTGGTCTTCTTCAACCGAACCAAGTTTACCTAAGTCGTGATGTAACGCCGTAAATATAAGAGACTCTTTACTGAGTCCTTCTAAATCAAGACCCCACTTTTCTTGTAGGTCATATATACTAAGTGCGTTTCTTGTAACTCTAAGTACATGGTCAATGTATCCACCAGGAAATGCATTATGATAATGTTCAACTGATGATGCAGGTGTATAAATTATTCTCTCTTCAAAATGGTCATACATTTTGTTTAGTGATTCTAATCTCTCACCTGTAAATGTTTGGTTGATTAATTTTCTAAATTTTTCGTAATTACTTACTAATTCTTCTGCAGTAAAAAAGTTTGTCATTTTATATTATTTTATCTATTATTCCAAGTTCTAATGCTTGTTCTGAAGATATAAAGTAATCATTGGACGATATACTTTCCCAATGCTCTTTATCTTTCTTTGTACACTCATCCATAAGTTGATTACAATCACTTTCTAATTCTTCACTAAATTTAGCATTTGATTTTACATCACTTAATTTACCTACTACAACAGTAGACAATTGGTGTACCATAATCTTTGAGTGTTTGGATGCCATACGAGTACCCGTACCACACGCCAGTAATAATGCTCCTGCGGACATCGCAGCTCCCCTAACAATGATATTGTATTTGATACCTTGTTTTTTCTGAGACCTCATAAAGTCAATTAACCCAAGAGTTTCAATCACATCACCGCCTGGTGTATTCAATAAGATATTGAATGTCTTAACATCACCACCATTAAGTTTGTTTAGTAATCTTGATTTTGATATAACATCAAATGTCATACCAGATTGGATTTCACCTTCTATAATAATAACATTATCTTGAGTGTCTATTCCATAATCAAAATGTCTGAAGTGTTTTCTATCAGGGTCTTTGTCTGGTGCTGATGCTTGTTTTCTTTCAGCCTCAGTTAACTCTTTATCATATCTAACTTCAAGTTCGTCTTGACTTGTAGTTGTCTCATTTCCGTATAATTCGTCCATAGGTTTAATTATAATTTATACTAATATACAACATTTATTTGTAATTACCAAATCTTATTGATGTTATTTAAAGATTTCTCCATGCAGCGGTCTTCGTAGTACCCTTAGTTATATTTGCAGAAGGTATTTTTTTAATTACAGGTGGTACATTCTCACCAT